CTTCCGGCATGATCTTATGATACTACTCGCATACCCGGTAGGGGTATCTGTCAGGGAGGGCGTTACGAAGTCGTATAACGCCTGTATGGGCCTTACGTGTGGTGAGTGCACGGAGCGTCAAACCCGGGTTTGGTTCCAGCCCGTGCCTGCCACACGCGAATGACCCCCAAGTAATCTTTCAAAGTCCTGGTCAGAGGGCATGTTCGCACAACAGGAAGGGCCCCGAGGATCGCTCCTCGGGGCCCTTCTGGATCCCTTCTCCAGGTCTGAACCTAGTTCAGGGACGAGGACGGGCGTCCCAACGCAGGTAGGCCATCCCCAGGACGAAGACGGCGGCGACCGTGCCGACGGTGGCCTTCACCAGCTTCATCGGGTGGCCCGCCATGGTCCCCACCCCATCACCCGATACGCCGCCAGGGCGCAACGAACGTCGGTGGGCAGGGACCGGGTGGCTGAGCGCACGTCGGCGTGACACAGGCGCATCCAGCCGGCGCGTAGTGCCGCCGTGAGCCCGTTGAGGCCGAGGCGGCTGTAGCTCCAGTCGGTGCGGTTGTGCACGTACTGGGGCACGCAACCCGACTCCCGCCAAGCGATCGTGTAGGCGAAGCGCTGGGCGACAGCCGGTGATGCCCCCTGCCGGCGGAACTCGTTGTAGATGGTGGTGCAGGCGGCCCGGTTGGCCGGAGCCAGGGCCGAGGCGTGCAGTGGGCTGACGACGCCAATCGAGATCAGCGCCGCCATCACGGGGATGAGCAGCTTCTTCATCACAGGTGCGGGGTGGGACATTGCCAGGCTCGGGCGGCGCCGACTCGGGCGGCGATCCGCTCAGCGACGATGATCTGCTCGGCCCGTGAGGCCGCTCCGGCGTAGGGCGCGAACTGCAACCCGCCGTACTGCTTCCAGCCCTCCTGCATGATCATCAGGCCCCCGCTGAACGTGCCGACGTGGTTGGTGACCAGGCCGTGGTTCCACTGGCCGCCGCTCTCGCATCTGGCAACGGCGTCCCAGTTGACACCAGAGGCCCCCGTGAGGACCGTGGCGGTGCTCCTGGTACTGCGGGTCGTGGTCTGAACCCGAGAGCTCGTCCCCGAGGCCCGCAACTGGGACTGCACGTCAGGGCGACGTGCGAACGCCTCCGCGGCGGCTGGGTCCTTCTGATGCCAGGCCGCCCACTGCTGGATCTGGTGGGGTGTGCAGCCGGTGGCGAGGACGCCGGTAGCGACGACCCCCACGAGGGCGCCGACGATGCGTCGTTTCGTCATTGGTTCTCCTCCAATCCGTTACGATTTCGCAACGAAGGCCGGGAGGGTAGTCGCTGCCGCTTAGAGACACAAGTTGTCAGCAGAAACTCGTGGTAGTATCACCACATGCCCACAGAATCTGTCGCCCGAGTGATCCGGGACATCCGCCTCGGCAGAGTGGTCGACCCCACCGTGGCCGCCCACACCCACGGTGAGCGCTTCGAGCAGGAAGCCGAGCGCATGCGGGAAGCGGCCTGGAGCGTGGCCCGCACGGCTCCGGTTGTTGACATCCAGCCCATCTACGACGCCTGGATTATCGAGACGGACGAGGGCAACGACGTCTACAGCTACCAGTGCGCCCCACCATGGGAGACGGCGCTGATGGGGTATGTCAACTCGGTCGGCAACGTGACCATCATCCAGACGACGGCCTTCGACCTCACCGACCCCGAAGCGGCCGAGATGAAGGACTGGCCGGGACACCGTTGGCAACCCGGCGACCGCAACGACGACGGTCACAGCTTCGGGCCGGCGGACGCCGAGCCGGCCCACCTCATCGAGTGGGACGAGGTGCGCTGGATCGTCACGGTGTGCATCTACCTCGGGGGACGCACGTCCACCGGCGTGGCCATCCCCACCATCGGTCCCTGCTTCATCTGGCGCATCCCGGTGTACCCCGACGGCGTCATCGCTGACATCCGCTGGTTCCAGGTCGACGCCCGAGCCTCGCGGGACATGTTCGACAACGCCATCGTCTGCTTCCTGCGCACCATCGACATGTGCAACTGCGCCAACGTCGTGGTGGTCGACCCCGACCGCAGCTACGACCGCCCGACCCGCCGGCGCCTCCAACGCACAGGGGTGCGGTTCTCCGAAATCCACATCCGGCCGCTGTCCCGCTCATACCGGGGTTTGGGGACGCCGCTGTCAGATGTCACCACACCGTTGACCGGCGTCAGGGGCCACTTCGTCCACTACGGGCCCAAGTACGGCAAGGGTCTGCTGTTCGGCAAGTATGAGGGCCGTTACTGGATCCCCCAGCACCTGCGGGGCTCAGCGGAGGTGGGGGAGGTTGAGCAGACCTACGTCGTGGAGGCGTGATGACCACGGAGGACCCGGCGGCGCCAGACGCCACTTTGCACCCAACCCACGACGACTTCCAAGAGTTGCTCGCCGCCTCCAGGGCCTGGCGGGGTGCCCTCATCCCCAGCACGTCCACAGCTACATCCCCAGCTACCTCGGACCTGTTGGCCGCTGTCGCACGGTTCGACCGAGTGTGTCAACATCCCCGGGAGTGGCGAGTCTTCCACCCCCGCACGGGCGTCCCTATCGCCGGCCGTACGTCGTCCGAGTCCGAAACCTACGGCTTCTGTGGCGCCCCCCTGCCTTCTCCCTCTGGGAGTTCGTCCCCGGCTGGGTAGTCCTGCTCTTGGCCCTGCTGGGCCCGATCCTCACCTAGGAGCCCCCATGGCCAACCTCGACATCCCCCTGGACGAGAAGTACGTCGTCTTCAAGCTCGATGACATGCAGCGCTTCATCGACGGCGAGCGCATCCTCAGCGCCTTCGGCGTCCAGCAGGTCCGGCTCAAGGACGCCGTGGTGATCCGGCGCCAAGACCTCTTCGCCAGCCCCTGCCTGGCCACCTACGCGGCGATGATCGGCCTGGTGGCGTCTCGGGAGGCCGACCCCAAGGTGAAGGCCAACCTGTTGGACATCGCGGACTACTTCGAGCGCCAGGCTGAGCTCGCCGCCGAGGAAGGGTTCAAGCTCCCCGATGTCTGATACCCCAGTTACCCCCACGCCCGTCCAGGACTACGTGATCTTCACCATCCCCGACGAGGCCGACATGACCGACCCGGCGGTCCTCAACCACCTCAACGACCAGGCCCTCTACCAGGTCTGGGGCCAGTACACGAAGCGGCGCCCCCGGGCCCTGACCCTCGATCCCATCGACTGGCTGATCACCGGCGACGCCGACGACGTCGAGCGCCACCAGCCGGCTCACGATTGCGAGACGTGCAAGGCTGGGAACCGCCAGGCCCAGGAGTACTTGCGGGCCAATCCCGGCAAGCGCCTGGCCCTCGGCAACCTGAGCTACGTGGAAATCTGGGGATAACAGGTAGATTGTGATCATGCAAGTCATCGAAGCCATCGACAAGCTGGAGCACGTCGCTGAGGACGCCGAAGTGATCGTGTCCATGCCCGGAGCCGGTGAGTACGACCTCATCGAGTTCGAGTACGACCCCGATCTCAACCGACTGGTGATCGTGGTTCGATGAGGGCGTGGAACCCCAGGATGAGCTAGCTCAGCGCATCGTCGCCTACGTCCGCCAGAACGTGGGGGGCGACCAGGTCGACGCCGTGGCCCGCACCGTGTGCATGGTTGTGGCCACGTTGATGGCTGACCCGGCCTTCCTGAACGAACTCCAGGTGATCAAGGACCTACGGGAGCGTGTCGCCTGGCTGCACAACGAGAACCTGATCTTGAAGGACGCGCTCACTCAAACCGGGGTCAGACGGCCACCCCGCAAGAAGGCGGCCCCCAAGCGGGCGGCCCCCAAGGTTCGCGGTGGCACGGCGGCCCAGCGGGCGGCCTTCCGAGAGGGCTTCTCATCCTAGTATCACCACGTGGACTCCGTCCCCGACCCCGACCCCGACGACACCGCCATCACTCACGCCCTCTTCGGGGCCAAGCTGAGCGACGCCGCCGCAGCTTGGTTCCAGCGCAGCGGCCTGCGCCCGTGGACGATCGAGGAGGCCGGGATGGCGAGGCTGGGCGAGGAGGTGCCGCTGGTGTTCGACCGGGATGCCGAGGAAGCGTCCAGGATCTGCATTTGGTGCGGCAAGATTTGCGAATCAATCCCCGATCTAGAGGAGCACGAGGAGGAGTGCGGTGCCTGAGCGCGTGAAGGGCATGAAGGCCGCCAAGGGCGCCACCACGGCCACCAAGAAGGTCTGGGCCGGTCGCTACGTCCACGACGAGGCCTACGACGAGGACCGCCACGACTGTGGGCCCTGGATCCTCACCCCCGAGAGCTCGCGGGTGCGGGCGATCCGCTACGACTACCAGAACCGGGCCGTCCAGGTGCTCTGGAACGGCCGGTCCGACAGCCGGGGCTACATCTACCTCGACGTGCCCTACGAGCGCTTCCGCAGCTTCATCAGGGCCCGCTCCAAGGGCCGCTACATCAACAGCGCCATGAACAGCTTTGACTACCGGCCGATGACGCCCGACGAGCTCGACGCCCCGTCCGACGACAAGCACTCGGCCATGGGAGCAGCCTGATGTCGGCCAACGACAAGATTTCGGACCTCCAGTTCCGTTACGACAACCCGGAGCTCGGGACCTCCGGCAAGTACCACCGCATCCAGGCCTTCGCCGGCCCCAACCAGGCCCACGTGGGCGAGATGCTGTGGACGAGCAAGCGGATCAGCAACATCCTGGTCGGCGGCCAGTTCCAGCGCCGGGGGGTGGCCACCAGCATGTGGAACGAGGGCCACCGCCTGGCCTCGGAGAACGCCCGCATCCCGGCCCCCAAGCACTCCTCGGACCGCACCAACGCTGGCGACGCCTGGGCCCGCGCCGTGGGCGGCCGGGTGCCTCGACGCAGTTGATCCGGGTCCGCAGCATCCCCATCTACTGGGGCATCGAGACGAAGCCCGTCGACCGCAGCCTGTGGTGTTACTCGGTGCTGCACGAGACGCAGCCTCCCTACCGTCACAGCACCTACGGCGTACGCTTGAGGATCACGCCCAGACACTGGTTACATCTGGGCAAGTTCCTCTACGACCGGAACCCTGACTACTTCTCGCTGAGGATCGACCCGACGGACATCGGCAGATGGGGGAAAGGTGCCATTCCGCAGGAGGACGGTGATCGAGGAGCCGATCCCAGCGAGCCGGTTCGATCGATGGAGCGCTGAGGACGTCTACACGGCCCTGGAGACGGCCTTGTCCCAGGCCACCCATCAGGTTGACCACTGGCGGGCGTGTGACGCCCAGCAGAAGCGTCACGTCATCGACCGTCTGGAGGTGAGCCTGTCGACGGCTTCGGCCGCCGCGGCCTCCCTGCGCAGACGGCAAACCCTTTGATAGAGTTTGCATGACCTACGAGCAACCCGAACTACCCCTGGAGTGGCCCATGTCGACCGCTGACGTCTACACCATCGAGCTCCGACGAGGAGCCCACGGCGACCCCGCCGATGTCGTGCGCATGCACACGGCCCGCAACGTGGCCGACGCCGAGAACCTGATCGAAGCCCTGCGTGACTCGTCCTTCCAGCGTGACGAGGTCACCTGGCAGACCGAGGAGGTGAACGACGAGGGCAACATGTACGGCCTGGCGCCCGGCGGCATCGTCTACATGATCGCCGTGCGCCCCGCCCTCCACGTCGCCCTGGCGTGAGCCCTCGCCCTGACCTAGAAGCCCGCCTCGCCGCCCTGGAGGCCCGTGTCGCCACGCTGGAGCGCTCCCGCCCTGGTCGCAAGCGCAAACCGATCCTGGTGACCCAGGAGGGCGTCTGCGGGATCGACCCCGAGCGGGACTCCGCGCTGTGCCCCGACGCCTCGCTCCACCGTCACCGCATGGGGTGTCGTGGCGAGGCGTGTCAACGCGAAGCGACCGCCTACTGGGCGGCATACCGTGGTCAGAGGGTGGCTCGGCCCAAACCAAAGTTGTAGGGTGATATCTCAAGGTGGAAGACGTCAGGGGTTAACCACCGGTTCGGGAGACGGAGTCGACTTCGGTCGACTCCTTCTCTCGTTGTGGGGGCTTGTGCCATGCTGTAGGCAGTGTCCCTCCAGATCACGGACCTCGGTTATGGGCCGGATCCGGAGGAAGAAGAGCCAGACGATCTCTTAGAGGCGCCTGACGAGGAGCCCGAGAGTGCCGTCGACCTCGATCCCGAGATGGCCGGGTTCGTGGACGAGCTCATCAAGCGAATCCTGGTGTTCTGCGAGGAGTTGTCGGGGTTCGAGCTCTTCCCGTACCAGCGCTCGCTGGCCTATCGGATCGTGGAGTCCATCATCCTCAAGGACGCCGAGGAGATCACCGGCATCCAGGCCCGCCAGAGCGGCAAGAGCGAGACGATCGCCACCACGCTGGCCGGCTGCATGGTGATCCTGCCCAAGCTGGCCCTCACGTTCCCGCTCCTGGAGCGCTTCAAGCGGGGTCTGATGGTGGGGATCTTCGCCCCCGTGGACGAGCAGAGCGACATCGTCTTCTCTCGCATCGTGACACGACTCACCAGCGACATCGCCCAGACGATGCTGCTCGACCCTGAGATTGACGAGCGGGTCGACGGTCTGTCGAAGGTGCTGCGGCTCAAGGGCGGGTCGTTCTGCCGCCGCCAGACCGCCAACCCGCGGGCCAAGATCGAGGGTGCGTCGTATCACGTCATCATCATCGATGAGGCCCAGGACGCCGACGAGGCCGTGGTCCGCAAGAGCATTCACCCGATGCTCTCCTTCTACGCTGGCTCCATCATCAAGATCGGCACCCCTGGGTATCACAAGGGCGACTTCTTCAAGGCCATCCAACTCAACAAGCGACGCCAGACATCGAAGCGGTCCCGCCAGAACCACTTTGAGTTCGACTACAAGGTGGTATCTCGCTACAACCACGACTACGCCCGGTTCGTCCAGAAGGAGAAGATCCGTCACGGGGAGGACTCCGAGTTCTTCCAGATGAGCTACGCCCTCAAGTGGCAACTCGACCGGGGCATGCTCATCACCGAGGACGACCTGGACTTCCTGGCCGACCCCTCGATGCGCCTGGTCCAGGGTTGGGCCCGCACCCCCGTCGTGATCGGCCTCGACCCGGCCCGGGTCAAGGACTCCACGGTGGTGACGGCGATGTGGGTGGACTGGGACTTCCCCGACGCCGCCGGCTACCGCGAGCACCGCATCCTCAACTGGCTGGAGATCAACAACACGGAGTGGGAGGAGCAGTACTGGCAGATCATGGAGTGGCTGGACCCCTACAACCTGGCGTTCATGGGGGTTGATGCCCAGGGCATGGGCAGTGCTGTGGCCGACCGCTTCAAGCGCCTGCTGGGTTCCCGCTGCGAGGTGATCCCGTTCTCCTCCGACGCCAAGAACCAGTCGGAGCGCTGGAAGCACCTCATCGAGCTCATGCAGCGGCGCATGTTCGTGTACCCCGGGCACTCGAAGGCCCGCCGAACCAGGGTTTGGCGACGTTTCCGCCAACAGATGGTGGACGCCGAGAAGGTGATGAAGGGTCAGTACCTCCTCATCGAGGCGCCCCACGAGCGCGAGGCCCACGACGACTACGTGGACTCGGCCGCCCTGGCCTGCGCCTGCTCGATGCTGGAGACGGTGCCGTTCGTGGAGCAGGTCGAGTCCCCGTTCTACCGGAGTCGCTGATGGCTGACGTCCACCCCGACCAGTTCGTCAACTTCCCGCACGCCTGGGACACCGGCCCCTCCACGCCGGTTCCCGGTTCGGCCCGTCATCCCCAGGGGCGCCTCTTCAACCCTGGTGGCATGTACACCGGCGACCCCTGGAAGTTGTCCCCAGAGAACTGGATGCCTGGTAGTAACACACCAGCACATAACGACATCATCACGTGGCACGGATCGGACTCATCACAACTTCCACGTTATGACAT